TTAATATTTTCAGTACAATATTCAACATATTGATCTATAAAATAGATTAACTTATCACTTTCAGAACCTTCATCTATTCTATATGAGAATGACTCATTGGATTCAATTTCACTAACAGGTGCTTTTTCAACTCGTTTTTTATAATTTTTATTATTACTATTTATCAAATAACGTTTAGCAATTGTTCCAAAATATGAATATGCTTTAGCACCTTTACTTGGGTCAAATAAATGTAATTTAGTTAATAAAAATGTAATTACCTCATGTTGTAAATCTTCAATATTATCTACTTCTGTATAATAAAATTTAAAGGTATGAATAATATTTTCTGTTAATTTAAAAAATGGATAATGAATACGAGTTCTATATAATATATCTCGTTCTGTTTGATCCAATGTATGGTTATATAATACTATAGCATCTTCTGTATCTTGGGTAAAATATTGAGTGTTCTTTTTTTCTTTCACCTCGGTCATAAATTTTTTACTTTAAATTGGTTTAATGTATCTTGAATTTGTTTAATTTCTTTAAAGAAAAAACCTACTTCATCATCTGATTCAAATGAACCTTTATGATCTACTTCTTTTAATTTTTTATCTGAGAATTCAATTATGTCTGAGATTTTATTAAGATATGATAGATAAGAGGCTAAGATTGTAGCTTGATTATTTATAACATCTTCTTGTTTTTCAAGTTTTCTAAGAAGATTAAAGGTCGTGTATCCTAAGATCACGACCATTAAACCTAATATTACTGTTAATATTATCATAAGTTATCTAATAAATTCATTAGGCCTTCACTTTTAACTGAACCTAATGCTTTAGTTTTAATTGTTGGCTTCTTTTCAGTTACTTTAAAGTTATCAACTTTCTTTTTAACTTCACCTTTTAATTTTGGGTTCCATTCACGTTCAAACTCAATACGAGCAGCCATTAAATCAGCCTGATGAATAATATAAATTAATGAAGTACGAGGTTTTGTTTCTGGTGACCAAGACATTAAATATGGCTTGTTAGCATCATCATATAAACCATCATGTAATTTAATTGCTAACCACTCGTTTTTAGATACTAAAATACCATTAGAAAGTAATAAATGTAAACTGCGATCTGGTACTGACATGAATTCTAAACGATCGTTGAATTTATAATCTTCACCTAGTTTATCTCGTCTCCATTGGTCATCCTGAGGTAAATATGCTTCATGAGTTTCATCTCCCATTTTGCCTAGGTCATGATTCAAAGCTGCAAATACTAATTCTTCTTTAGTATAAGTAGAAGCATCTACTCCCATTTCAACCCATACATCATTTAATTTAAGAGCACAATCAACTACTCGTAGTACGTGATCTACATAACCACCTGGGAAAGCATTATGATATTCTTTTTTATGAGCAGCAGGCATTAACATAAGACGTTCTGAATAATTAGAATAGAAATCAAGTAACTGCGAACAACGTGGTTCACTGATATATGTTTTAATAGTTTCTTCTAGATCTATCCAATTTTGTTGGATTTGTTCAGCTGTTAGTTTCATATTAGTTATTATACATTGTCTGTTCAGATTCTACAAATAGACGAGTTTGATCAATTATATCTTTTAATTTATCAATTCCCTCCAAATATACTTCTAAAGGTTGACCTTGCTTAACAATAAAGCTTAATTGATTAGCAAGATTATCCATCTTATCTAATTGATGTAATACGTTGTTTTTATTTTTCATAATTTTTTATTTTAAGTAATACTATCCGTAACCCTGTGGTTACATCTGTTACCTTGTTACCTTTTGTTTCTAACTACGTTTTAAATTGCTTCAAAACCCGTAATTATATTATAATAATGAGAGATGCGTAGGCCAAGCTATTTTTAAGAGAGGTTTACAATGTCTGTTATTCTTTTTAAAAATGCACATTTTTCATATTCTTCTATATCTTCATAATATTTAAGACATAGATTTAATGCTTTAACAAAGTTATCATCAGCGTATGCTTTTATGATATCTACGTGAAAATCTTGGGTTAAATCAATTTTCTCAATATGATTATATGCTCGCCAATAAACCATATGAACACCGGCTTTTTCCAGTTTATCTACATCTAAATCAGCTTCAGTACTACGCATAAAATTAAATAGTTGAGTACTGAATGTTTCATAATTTAAGATTAGTTTCTTAAATAGACCCATATAAATATAAGGATGGTCTGCTAACTGCTCATTAACAATTACCGGTTCATTTTCAGGCTCTTCAGAGTCAAATAATTTAAAGAATTTTTTTAAATCCATGTATATAAATATATATGAAAAAAAGAGAGCGGCAAGCCGCTCTCAAAAAGTAAGTTCTTTATGGTTAATTTATCCTTTAATTAATTGTTTAGCACCATTTAATCCTGATGCTGCTTTATCAAAACGTGAATCTGTATATGATTTACTTTCATCTAATTGATGCCTAAATCTATCATCTAACTCCCTTTTTAAATCATTCATATAACTATTAGCATGATGATCCATATTATCCATTCTGCGATCTAAATCTTCACGAAGACGATAGAGGTTATCGTGTATCTGGCGTTCGTTATTTATGATCCACTCTTCGTGTTGTTTAATTGTTTTTAACAATTTGCTAATCTTAACTACACCCCAAACAATTGTTGCTATTACAATAGCTCCAATAATCGAGAGCATACCTAAAACAAAATACATTGTTTCCATAATTTTTTCTCCTTATAATTTTTATTTCAAAGAACTTACTTTTGTGCGCCCTCCTGGGATCGAACCAGGCACCTACTGATTATGAGTCAGTAGCTCTAACCGAATGAGCTAAGAGCGCAATTTCCCCACCTGAGATTCTGGTGAGTAGTCATTTCGGTTTTTTCCTATTGATGAAACCTGAAGGGCATCCCCGTTGAAAAAGTCACACTACGTAGGAGGAGGTGTGATTGCCACCTTTAGCCCTACGAACAGGCATTCCGTTGTCCTGATTAAACGAGTCTATTGTTAAGGAACTTAGACCAAAGACCGGTGAGTATCTCTTACTCATTGTACTCAGAGAAGGACTTGCACCTTCATGTCATTACTGACTCGAAACCTTAGCGTCTACTATCGGACTAATGCATTAGTCTCGCTTCCGCCACCTGAGTATATTAGGAAAGTAGAAGATGGGTGCGTGGACATCTACTTTTACAATTGGCCTTACTAACCGATTACATCCGCCCTTCCTACAGTTAAAGGATGTATTTATTCCCAATTAACCTATTAATCTTTTAAACTTTCATATCTTAAACAAGTTGTATAATAGTTAACTAAATGTTCTTTAGTCACTTCATGCTCTCGATTTGATGGTGAATGTAACACATTCCATATCTCATTCAAAGCTTTCTCATTTAAGTTTGTTATTTTTAACTCGCTAGTTAAAACTGTTTTTAATTCATCTATATGCTTTAATATCATATTTAATTAATTATATCTAAATATAACATCATTTCCTCACAAGGCCAAACCATTTGTTGAAAAAAGAAGCCGGGCTTAACCCGGCTATCTTTACCTAATTATATATTAGGCTTGTTCCTCAGAGGACTCTGATTTTTTACGTGGAGAAGAAAACTTATCCAATGTATCAGCGCCCATACCAATAGCTGTTATGATTAAAACAGCGTCAACTAAATTATCAGCCGGAGCAAAATCCGAGTGAGAAAATGAGTTGATAGTCATTGTTACGCTTAAAAATAAAGCACCAAGTAAGGCAATTACTGGTTTAACAGAAGTTGAACCACGTTCATCCTTAAATAAGTCAATAACCCATTGTTTGAAATTCATCATAAGTGTGTGTTTTAATTGGTTTGTTATAAATATAGAAAGAGCCAACTAATGTCGGCTCAATCTTCATCTATCTGGGCGGCGTGTTAGTTTACAGCTACATACTCATTTGCTAGTTCATACAACTTAGCATTCAATTCAATATCCTGGCGGAAATTCTTGATTTTACGAGCTTTTCTCATTTTAGTACCTGCCTGGTAATTGAACATTCCATGTACTAATTTTTCTTGAACCACATTAAAAATACTCCACAAATCATTACCACTATCTTCAGTTCGAGTTGGTTCAATCAAGTCTCTTAAATTGATAGTGATGTTTTGTGCTTGTTCTTCACCAAAACGTACTTCTAAAGCTTTCTTAGCAAACTCAAGTGCTTTTTCTTCATTCAATTGAGTCTGTTTAAATTTATTCATTGACTCAACTGTTAGTGGAAGTGACTCAACCATACTAGTAATTACTTCTTGTAGTTTAGCAAAATCATATCCATAATGGCGAATTTTCATATTCTCAAACTCTTGAGTTGAAATAACCAAACCATTCTCACAAACCATTCTAAACAAACCAGCTGTAAACGTAAACGCGTTTTTACCATCATGGCTATTAGTTAATAGAATCTGTGGAAACACA